TAATGGAGCCGGGCGGTACTGCCCCGCCGTGCTTGCTGGCCTCTTGACAGGTCACGGTCTTTACATGTGCATTTACCCGTGCTGGCTACCACGCCTACCTGCTGCCGGTCAACAAGTCGATTCTATTCGGCCCCAAAGTGTTGATGATGCAAGTGCTGATAGTTTCATGTGCTGGAACCAAGGGTAAGCCGTTAGCCTGTTTATGGGGATGATGAACCCGCCGTTGCCGTTGTCTGCCTTGGCGAACCACTTGAACAGCGGGTCGCTCGTTGTCGCACACTTAGCCCTACGTCGTGCAACCGCGTCAACCATGCCTAGTCGTTGATAAAGTACGCACATGTCGCCCAAGGTATGAATGAATAAACTGGCCTTAGACACATGCAGGCCGCTTGCCTTGGACACGCTTTTGCCTTGCAATACTTCTACTGATATATTCCTCGATTTGGCATAATTATCTTCGCATTTGACCTCGACAAAGTGAGGCTCAGGCCGTGCATATAAACAGGAAAAGTCGTGGCTGCCTGTATCGTTGAACCCTAGAATCTCGCCGCCAGCCCGTTCAATTAAATGGGCAACCTCGACCTCCTTACTTTGTCCCCGTTTTAGGCACTCGTGAAACATAAACTCAACGCTCCTGACTAAATCAGTCAATCGTCACCTGCAATCTTACGGGCGAACGCCAAGCGGTCAGCCTTCAATACTGGCTTGCGTGTTTTTCTTGTCTTTCGCAGTTGCTTTTTCATGCCCCAAATGACACGCCTTAATCGTGCAATGGTCGTGCTTTTCTGCTTGCCTGATGCCTCGAGTTTCTCAACCTTCATCTGAAGTTCTATGTTGATTCTCATGTGTTCGCGTAGGGCGATTTTCAAATTATCATACGTCGTGCTGTCCATGCGTTTTCCTTTCCGAAAACAGGGCGTGAAATTAGTACCCGATGATTATAACGACAATAACCCGCCTTGTCAACCCTCGGTCAATCTATGGTCATTCTGCCGTTTTTCTTTGCAATGATAAGACAGGCCATGTCAACGTCACTGGCCTTCTTTACCGGGCGTTTTCGCCGCTTGCTGGCCGGTTCATCGCCAAGGAAGAAGTACACCTTTTTTCGTGCTGGCCGGTCTTGAATGTCCATGTCGAATAAGTCCCGGCACTGGTCGGTCGTGATTAGACTTTTACTTACCGCTGTGATAAGGGCGTCTTCGTTGGCTTGAAGGGGAGCCACACTAAACTCGAGCAGTTTCCACTTGCTGAAAACGTACTTGACCTGATTGCCAAATGTTGACTTGTCCTTCTTTGATGCGTTGCGGCCTTCGATTGGCTCGAAGCCGACTGATACGCCTCGTATGACGTTTTGCTGAATCAGGCTATGTACCGTGTCAGGGAACCACTCGGCGGCCTCTGGATGGTCGTCTGGCCGTGCTGCCATAGTCGCAGTTGCTGACCAGCCCTTGCCAGTACGTTCGGCCTTGCCTGATGTGCCGATGGGCTGGCTGTAGTCATGATTCCAGAAGACGACAGGATTCTTATCAAATCGAGTTGTTACCATGCCTTCCGGTATCAGCACCTCACTGTCACTGTCGATGGTATCGCTGGTGATTTCTGCCGTGAAGGTCTTGGCCCCGCTTGCACTCTTGCTTGCTTTAATATCGGCCAACGTGTTAATTCGTTTGTCAGTCATTGTTTTTATCCTTGGTTAGTCGTTGATAACGGGTACTACGTCGCACCGGTCGTTGGGGTGAAGGGGTGGCCCGTTGACCGCTGAATAGTCAAGTGTCATTTTTCCACCTTGCGTACCCGTCAATGTTTCGCCCTGTTTGAAGAATGGCTGGTCAAGGGGTGTGACCTTATTGTTAAACTTCTTAGATATAGCCCGGCAGAACTCGCATGCACCGGGAGCAAGTAGCCATTTGCGACCGGCCACAACGCCCGATTCTTGCCAAGCCAGTTGCTGGCCTTCAACGTAGCCCCGTGCTGATTCCGTTCGTGCGATTGCGTTGGCTCTGGTCTGGCTCAAGTTCGGCCCCTCGGTCATCAAGTTGGCGCTGATTTGTTTTGGTGACAGTCCTGATTCAAGGCCGCGTGCCACGCTATCGGTAATGGCCCGGCTGGTAAAGCCTTGAACCTCGGTGCGTAATTTGACCGAGTATTCTGCAAGGTAATCAGCCACCCGTGGATTGGTCACGCTGAACGGGTCAAGGCCGGGCCGTTTTAGTTTTGCCAGACCAGCAAGGCCGCCATCGGTGACGGTTGCTTCCATGAATGGCGCGGTCACACTGTCAATGTCATCGTCAAAGGATGCAAGCAACGCATCCAGTTCAGCTTGGAACTTGGCCTGCTCCTTGGGCGTTTGTCCAATTTTTACCCGTGGCTTACCTGCCTTGGTCTTGCTAATCAGCGTGGCAATGGCCGATAGTTGCCGAGTGAATATCTTGTTCATGGCCTTGGCGTAGACCTTGCTGGGTTTACTGTTTTCGTCGTCACGTTCATTGTCGTCAGCCGATGCCTTGGTGTGTTCCTCGTCGCAACAGAATGACTTACCGTTCATCAGGTCGCTTTGTTTTATTTCCACGCCTGATGGTTCAGCCACCTGCTCGGGTTCCTCGTCATGTGTATCGGCCTTTGCTTCTAGTCGTTCGATTGCCTTTGCCATCTGGCCTAGTTTTTCCATTAAACTGGCCGTAACACTACTGTCATTATTCACGGTAACGCTTGCTGGCGCGGTCGTTTCAGTCGCGGGCTGGCTCAATGTAAACTGGAAGGGTGATGCTGGGTCAGGCATGGCAACGCCACCTAATGGCTGACCGCTGACCAGTAACTTATCAGCGTTCTCATCGTCGGTTATGGCTTCCAGATTTAATGATTCACGGGCCTCGTTCGCCGTCTTGATACCACCTGATACATAGATTTGGTTGACGCGGGCATCGCGTTCTTCGTCGCCGGGTACTGCCGAGTCGTAGGCCAAGACTAAGCGTTCATCGAACATGGGGACGAATGATTGATTGAGTTGCTGTTCATCACTTCGCAACATGGGCGTGATGGTACTTTCACGCCACTGTTGATAACCTTGGGTAGCCGATGCCAAGTTTGGGTCGTTCGCCTTCAACATGCTAACCGGCACGCCTGATGCACTGGCAATCTTTTCAACCAGTTCATCACGGCCTGTCATGTCCTTGGGTGGGAATGTCATCGGTACAATTTGCAACTTAGGCCCGGCAAATACACCAGCCCGCCCTGCCTTGCGAGAACCTTTGTGTCGCCGGTCAAGGCTCGCCTGCATGGCTGACGCTTGGTCAGGTTGCGCACCTTCCATTAATACCGCGTAATCTGGTCGCCCGTGATTCTCTGCTAATGCGTTGTCCATTGTGTCATTGGAATTATCCAGGGCCAGTGACTTCCAGATAGCCTCGGCCCAGCCCATACCATAGAACATATCAGTCACGCCGGGATTCATTCTAAAGTGAATGACCTCATCGCGGGCGAACTCCTGAACCTCGGCACTGTTTTTGCCGAACACATAACCGTCAATCCAGTTTTCCCGGCTTGGTTGAATCCATGTCCACTGGGGAGCCATCGGCCATAGTTCCGTTGGCGGCGAACCTTCACCGTCGCCATGATATAGCATGACATAAGCGTTCCCGCTCATTTGCTGCCAGACCATGCGCGTGTAGGTAAAGTCAAAGCCGTTGAGGTACGGATTGACGTTGGACAGTAGGTCAAGTATTGGATGGCGCTCGGTCACCTCTTCAAAGTCACCGAACTCAATTAGCTTACGTCGAACGTCACCGTGTGGCCCGCTCGTTGTTTCACCAAGTAGCCGACGTTTACGATTGGCGTTGACCGGTCGCGTGGCAAAGGTACAGGGTTGGCCTGCTGTTTTAAAGCCACTACCGTCACGCTTACCCTGCACGTACAGGCGAAGGGGAACCGCTGATACAGCTTTCGCGTTTATGCTGGCCGCTGCGTATGCCCATGAGCGAAACGCCGACAGGCTGACCGTCTGGTTGAATGGGTGATGCTTGGCCCCATGCGTGCCACTGCCTTCAAGGATACTGATAGCACCTTGGTTATAGCTGGCTATGTCGGTAACTGCTTTAGTTTGCATAATTTTTGCCTTGCTGAAGTTGGTCATTGCCATTGGGAGTCCTCGTTATAATCGTCGTCATCGTCGTCGCATTCTAAGTAACCAACGTAAGCGCGTGGTGCTGATAGTTGTTGTAGAGCCAAGGCCAGTGAACATACGCAGTCATCGTGCAGGCCGTGTGGTGCTTCGTACCGTACCCCGGTCTTCGTGTATTCATACTCAAAGCATTCAAGTTCGTCAACGATTTCACCTTGCGGAAAACTAACGCCCTGGCGATGAATTGCCGAGGCTAGGCCTTCCATAATTTGCTGCTTGCTTCGACTGCTAAAGTTAAATCCCTTGATGTTCTGGCGTACCCGTTGCATCTTCTCGACAATCGGGTCACCGACGCCGGTACTGTCAACCAAGGTTGGCCAGCCGTTGACCGTGGCAAGGATGCGGTCAGTCGTATTGCCCCAATCCATTTGGAAGCGTTCATACCGGCAGACCTGACCGTCAGCGTCTACGCCGATTATCACTGTCCAGTCATACGACTTGGCAAGGTCAACGCCAAAGGCTACAGGTGTATTCGTGCTGAGTGGTTTGATACAGGCGCGGATAGCGTCAATGCCAAACGGGTTGCCACCATCATCGGCTGGTATGCCAAGGTATTCCTGCTCGAACACATGCGTCGGCAAGTCAGCCTTAGCATCAGCCACTTCACTCGATGACATGAACGGATTTTCAACCGTGGCAAATCGCCAGGACTTCCAACCTCGGTCACCTTGCTGGCCCTTTTGATATAACGAGTGAAAGAACCGGCGACCCTTGGGCGTGCCTAAGAACCATGCGTCGCCCTTAAAGTCGGTCAGTGTCGGTCGTATCGTTTCCTGCCAAGCTTGCTCGATATGCCTGACAATTGATGCCTCGTCAATGATGACACGGTGATACTTGCGACCGCGACCGCTATCGGGATTGTCCAATGTCCAAAAGTCGATAACCCCGCCGCCAATCAATGTCATCTGTTGTTCAACCTTGTTGCTGGTGACAAGTACCGGCCTGAGCGTGTTGGCCAGTTCCTTCCATTGCTCGGCCATCGTTTTGTACGTTGGTGCGAACCATGCCGCACGCTTACCTTGCAAGGCCATGTCACAAGTCAACTTCTTACCCAGTTCAGTCTTACCGAATCGTCGCCCGCATTCAAGCACGTTAAAGCGTGCGGCATTGTCTATGACCTGCTGCTGAAGGTGATGGGGTGCGAGCATCTCAAGTTCAATCGTCGGCATTGTCGTTATCAGGTTCCTTGGTTATATGTCTTACCACGATTTCAACAGGCCCGTCATCGTCGCCAACTACCTTGTCAGGAACCTTACCATCAATCCGGTTGAAGATTTCCTGCATGAATCTGAAGTCGCCCTTCAAAGCAGATTTCGCCATTTCTTCCATCAGTAGGTCGGCAATCTTCTTGCCGCTCACTTCACGGTCTAGTATCTTGCGCAGTCGTGCTGTTAGCGACTTACCCGGTGGCCTGCCTTTGGGGTTGCCTGAATGGCCGGGCTTAAACTGATGCTCCACGGGCGGCACAACGCCACCCCGACCTGCTCGCTTGTTTGTCGCCTGTTTTTTGGCCTTCTTTTTAGCCATTGGATTCCTCGCTATCTTCCATCGGCGGTATGTAAACGTCGCCGCACGCCTTAGCCGCCTTCTTACCGTCACCCTTTACGAAAACGAGTATGTTCTGATGGGTCTTGCCCAGCTTGCGACCTATGGGGAAGTTTCGGCTCGTCTGCATTCCCAGCGTTCCAAACGGCGTTACCAATATGCCCTCGTTGTAATACTCAAGCCCTGCCGCCCTGAATGCCTCCACCGTGTCGCCTACGAAGTTTCGATAGTTGCCCTTCTTATCCCGCACATCGCCCACCACAAAGCACGCAAAGCGGTTATGCTTTAACAGGCTGCAAGTCTTGGCGATGATGTCGCGGTATGCTGCTATGAAGTCCTTGTATGGCATGTTGGATAGGTCGGCGGGGTCGTCGCTGTAAACCTCAAGGTCAGCATAAGGCGGGCAACTGAATACAAAGTCGGCCTGTATGTCGCCGCACGTTTTCAATATGTCGGCACTGTCGCCCGTGTGCCAAGTTGGGGCGTTGTCGCTGCATAGTTCCTCGGCCTGTACCTTGTTGGCGTTTACCTGCTCCGCTCGTAGTTCTTGCCCCGTGTACTTCCTGCCCATCTTGCTCGCCACAATGCCACGCACTGACCCACCCGCAAACGGGTCAAGAACTGCGCCGCCATCGGGACAAAACCAAGCATACATCAGTTCGCACAATACAGGGTCGAAGATTGATACACCTAAATCAAGCACCCCCGCGTTCTTGGATTGCGCAGACCCTTTGAACGTGGAAGCTAAAGCGTTGGCCTGCCCGTCCCTGCCAATCTCGCTCTTGATACCCAACCCCAACCATTCCCGCTTCCTATCCTGCCACCAACCCTCACGCGAATTAAGCACGCTAACCGGCACCGCGCCAAACCGCTCAGCAAGTGTGCCATTGTTACCGCCATCATCACCCAACCCCACCGCGCCACCTATCAACGCCCCAATCTCCGCATCAGTAAACCCCGCCGCTAAATGGTCGAACCCCTCTTCGTTCTGTAACGCGGCCAAAGTCTCGGCCAATGCGGGGTCGTCCCATTGGGCAAGTTCTGCCGTGCGGTTGTCGGCGATTGCGTATGCTGTAGCGTCGCTGCCTTGTAATGGTGTTGTCACCGTATCAATATGGGTCCAACCAAGTGCTTGTGCTGCTCTTAGTGTGCCGTTACCGGCTATCACTATCCCATCCTCATTCACCACTATCGGTTTCTGCTGTCCGAACTTAGTTAAGGATGCCTTTATGGCATCTATATTGGCCCCATCATGTTTCCGAACATTAGCTGGGTCGAGTTGAAGGTCACTCAGTTGTGTGCTTTCTATATTCATTTCTTTTTATTCCTATTGTCCAACATTGGACTGTTTATAGTTACTATTCATCCGCCCGCTATTGCAGGCACGATAGACAACTCATCACCATCTGCCATTTCTGTTTCGAGGTCATCCAGGAACCGTACATCTTCATCATTTAGAAATATATTTACGAAGCGATTTACTACGTTGTCACTTTTGAACAGACGCTCACCCAGTTTAGGGTACTGTCCGGTTATCACGCCGAGTACATCCATAACGGTGTTGCCACTGGCTACGATTGATTCGTTGTCATCCACCTGTGGTCGCATGGGCATCGGGATTAGAACAGTTATATTGTCAGCCATTTTAGTATTTTCCTTATCCTATTGTCCAACATTGGACTGTATCGCCTGGCCGTAGCTGGTTGAATTTACAATTTGTGGTGCTTGGTCGGCTCCATGCGTCCAGCCGGTTGTCTGTTGCTCTTGCCAGTTATCAGCACCGCCAACTTGTGGCGTGACTGCACCTGCCGCATAACCCAGGCGGGTGACCGTGGCAATCGTTCCATTGAACGTGCCGTTGCCGAATCCTAATGTCACTACCGTTCTAATAGCCATTAAGTTGCTCGTGTAATACTTGTTGGATTAGTCGCATCGTCAAGGGTATAAGTCGCCGCTGTTGTTGACCCGTCGAGTTTCTTCGTCGTCTTGGTCGTACTGCTAATGGCAAACTCGCTGACCGCTGCATTAACCAGGTAGAGCAACTGGCTCAAGGTATGAGCAGAACCATCAGTACCATACGATT